TGTGCCACACCTTTTTATCTTTTTATACTAGGATAAACCCTAATAGACAAGCATAAAAACAACAGTAGTATTCTGAGCATGAAAACTGAAATACTTGAAAAAAGATGCGCTGAAGCCTTGCTTGGGTACTCTCAAACAATGGCAGATGCTTACACAACCGAACCAGAGGACTTTGATGCGGCTGTAACAGCTTTGCTTGCCAGAACGCTAGAACTCCATCTAAACCGAACAATCAACCTAGAGAACCTTTACAAATGACCCAAGAATCAGTCATTCAAGCATTACAGAATGGATCGCTAACTTCATACCAAATAGAAGACCTAACTGGCATCCCTAGACTACATATTGTGGCTGCTTGCAAACATCTGCACCACAAGAAAAGAATCACTGTTGAGAAGATTAAGTTGGGTAGGTCATGGGTTTGTAAGTACACCCTAGAGCCACACATGGTTGAGGATAAACCAATAGAAGAGTCTCGTGACCTGCTAACCCCGTTTGACATTAGAAACGCTCGTGGCATCTTTTCTAAGGCTGAGTATGCTTCTATGAACTCTCAAGCTAAACGATTGCTTGGCAAACAAACAACAAATGAAATCACAAATAATCAATTTATTTGATTTACAAAGTAGAATAAGTTTGATATTATGGAATCCAGCTAGGTCGGGAGTTGCTACCCAACCGAAAAGAGTTAACCCTTCTCCTGCTGGCAATTCCTTTAAAGGGTGGTTAAAAAAGCGGTAATCATGCACTTCTACAAGTTTCACATTGGTGACTACATGAGTCACACACGCCATCTTTCACTCTATGAAGATTTGGCATACAGGCGATTGCTTGACTTCTATTTTCTCCATGAACAACCGATTAAGCATCGGGATGCCGCTAGGCACATTGGCATGAGGGATCACGAGGAGGATGTTTTAACAGTCCTCAACGAATTCTTTTTGTCCACAGAAAATGGGTTTATCAACGTTCGTGCCGACAAAGAAATAGCAGAATTCCGAAAACATCAGGCAGTTTCTGCTTATGGTGCGTTTATCAGGGACAACCCAACATTGAAGAATTTAGTCAATAAAGAAGACTTTATATTTCACTATTTGGCATCGTCCATAGATGTTTATATAGGTACATTAAGGGGTAATGATGTACCCATCAAGAACACATCATCGGGTGACGATGCACCATTAACCACTAACCATAAACCAATAACCAATAACCAAGTAGAGAAGAGAGCAACTAGCGTTGCTTGCCCTCCAGATGTTGACCAACAAATTTGGGATGATTGGAAGCAACTCAGGAAAGCCAAGAAAGCTCCCGTAACAGAAACTGTACTTGATGGTGCGAGAAAAGAATCAATTAAAGCAAATATGTCCTTGAACGACTTTCTTGCAGTTTGGTGTTCTAGGGGTTCTCAAGGTTTGCAAGCTGAGTGGCTAAAGCCCGAGGAAAAGAATCTCAGCAAAACAGGCCAGATGAATCAACGGGTTATTTCTGGTTTAACAAGAGGCTTAATTGGAGGTGGAAATGTCAAACTACTCGGAAACTGATTTCTGTACAGCAGACCAAGGATTAGATTACATCTTTGCGAGAATGATGGCTATCTTTGGAACACCATTTAACCGCCACTTTGACGGCATAGACCCAGAGTTTGTTAGACAAGAGTGGAAAAACCAACTAGGTCGTTTCCTGACATACCGCCCAAGCATGGACTTTGCCATTGCCAAACTAGAGGGTGAGTTTATTCCGAGTGCGATTAAGTTTAGGAATCTGTGCAACCAAGGGCCACATATCCCAACCAAAGAGGTTTTGCAGATCGAGAAGCAATCTACCCAAGCCGACAAGCAAGCGGCACTAGATGCTAAAGAGAAGGCGAAAAAGTGGCTTGAGCGACATAAATGGAATAAAGCATGAAAGTGTTGCCAATAAACAACTTTGAAGTTGAGCCTTGGTTGCTTGAAAAACACTATGCCAAGCGGATGCCACAAATAATGTTTGCGTTTGGGCTTTACAAAGATGACATTCTGGTTGGCGTAGTAACTTATGGGATTCCCGCATCGCCACCACTTTGCATGGGAATCTGTGGAAAGGAATACTCAGACAAAGTTTTGGAGTTAAACCGAGTATGTTTGTTGGACAACCACAAAAACGAAGCATCATTCCTTGTTTCGAACTCAATCAAACTACTTCCGAAACCAATGATTGTGGTTTCATTTGCCGACACAAGCAAAGGTCATATTGGCTATGTTTACCAAGCCACCAATTTTCTTTACACGGGCTTATCAGCAAACAGAATTGATTGGACAATAAAAGGTCAAGAGCATAAACACGCTAAAACTATTGGTGATGGTCTGACATTGGCAGAAATAAAAGAACTTCATGGCGATGACTTTTACTATGTTGAGCGATCTAGGAAACATCGTTACATCATTTTTCACGGGTCAAAGACTGATAAAAAAGTCATGCGATCTAAGCTGAAATACGAAGTTATGCCGTATCCCAAAGGTGATTCTCAGAGATACGACTCTGGAACAACTGTAAAAACCCAACAACTTTTATTTGTATGAATTACTTTGAAGCAATGAGACTTTTGGACAGAGTGAAAGAGGGTGTTCCTTACCCCTTACACCTGATAAACAAAGCATTGGAGCTAACTGGTGACTTGGAGTAGAAGAAACATTCAAGGCGCAAGCGATAGAGTAATCCTTGAGCAAGCCGAGGCAAGAGAGCTGTATCGAAATTGGGAAACATCAAAGAATCGTGACCTAATCAGGGCGAGACTTGAGAGAGCAGAGAGAATCTATGGAACTGGTGCAAGAGATCGCATAAGGGAATATATGAACAGAATCAAAGATGGGACACTGATATGACTTTCATGGTGACTTTTAAATTGGATGCTGACCCTGTTGGCAAACAAAGAGCAAGATACGCTAGGCGGGGAAACTTTGTCCAGACTTACACCCCTGACAAAACTAGAACCTACGAATCTTTAATCAAAGAAGCCGCAACAGAAGCAATGGGAAGTTCCGAACCACTGGAAACGCCTGTAAATCTGTATCTGTATATTCGAGCGCCAATCCCGAAGTCTTACTCAAAAAAGAAAGTGGCAGACTGTTTAAACGGCCTTGAGAAACCAATTAAGAAGCCAGATGCGTCTAATGTGCTGAAAAGCGTAGAAGATGCAATGAATGGAGTTGTTTACATAGATGACACTCAGATCGTAAACATCCATGTAACGAAGGTTTACTCAAGTCAATCAGGAATAGATGTTTGTGTAAAAGAATGCTTGGACTAAGGGTTTATCCCTATTCAAAATATTCCAAAATAGGAATAACATTTAATTTTTAACAGGAGTAAATTATGAATACATGGGAATTTGACACAACAGTAGGTGCGGGTAGCGAAGTCGTAACAGTAGTCTACGAATATGAGCAAGACCTTGATTCAACCTTTAATGAGTCTGTGCGGGAAGTGTGGTTCGAGGGGCGTAACTGTATCGGTTTGCTAAGTGACGAGTCTTTTAAAGAGTTGGAGTGCGAGGCGGCAATGCGCTTTCAGCACCATAAGCTCAACTATAAGACCGAGGATGTATGAAACTAGATGAACTCGAAAAGATGGCGAAACAGACCGCCTCCTTTGGTGTTCATCCAAGTGGTGAATACATTTACTCGTTTTACACCGAGCAACTGCAAGCCTTTGCCAAACTGATTGCGGAGAATGAGCGTGAGCGTATTGCCAAAAAAATAGAACAATTACCATTTGGCGACACAAGTGCCAGTTTTGCTATTTATGTGAGAGAAGATGCGTAAACGCACTAAACGTAAGGTTTGGGCATTGATTGACCCATGTACTCACGCCATCGTGGGTGCTTCAATCACTCACAGAGACAAACTAGACAAGCTCAGAATGATGGAATATTCAGCCCTAGAAGCCATGACCAAGGGACAAGGAACAATCCATGACTGGAGAACCCTTGTCGATGTTCTAAACCTATCCGAAACGATGGCTAGAAACAACATCGGAAAAGATGAGGTTATGCCTGTTTGCCAAAAAGCACAAGACGCATTGCACCAGGCATCCGAACGCTACCAAAAGACAAAGAAAATGGGTTTATCGGGTGAGGGAATCCAAGCGGTAAGGGACTTAATCCAATATGCCGATTTACAACAATCAAGCATTACAAGGTCGGATTTTGAGAAATACATCCAAAAGACCAAAGATTACATTAGATCAAACGGCAACCTAGTAGTTGAAATAACATGAATGAACCCACCAAAGCAATCCAATTCTTGATTGACACTGCGCCACTGTATGCAAAAGCAAAGGCCGACAGAATGTATTTGGAAGAATTCAGAAAATCACGCAAGGCTCAACTGGCAAGCCAAGCGGGAACAGAAGTTCTTGGTAAGCAAGAAACCTTTGCTTATGCTCACGCTGACTACATCGAAATACTCGAAGGAATCAGGGAAGCCGTGGAGAAAGAGGAGCGTTTTCGTTGGCTCATGACTGCGGCACAGGCTCGCATTGAGGTGTGGCGAACAGAGCAATACTCTGCCCGAATCGAACAAAAAGCCACCCAATGAATAACAAACTGAACGCAAAGGAGAGGCTACACCTTGCAAGGGTCAAGTCTTTGCCGTGTTCAGTCTGTGAAGCACCACCACCAAGCGAAGCCCACCATTACAAACAAGGGCTTCAATACACTTGCATTGCATTATGTGTCGATTGCCACCGAAATCCAGTAATGGGATGGCATGGGCAACGTAGGGCTTGGGCTATCAGTAAAATGCTAGAAATTGACGCATTGAATGAGACCATTCGCAGATTGTGCGAGGAAATGCCCACCAAAGGCTCTAAAAGCCCTTTCTAGGCGCTTTTGAGGGCTTGTCCATCCCAACCTACGCAAGACAAGAAAAAACCCTCCTAAGAGGGTCTGAGGGTTTAGCGTTTCCCGCTAAGTATTCGCAGAATTAGAGCGATGCAAGCATAAATCATAGGTCGTTTAAACACGCTGTGTGTATGTAGGTGTTTAAAATCTCTGCTTCTGGGTGATACTTTTTAAGTTCAGCCACCGCATCCTCTAAAGATTCTGAGCTTGTTTCGTCATATTCAGCGTGAACACAATCAGGGTATGGGTAAAACTCAATGAGGAAGGTTCTAAAGGTCATTTTATTATCCATTTTATTCTGTTTCGGAAGTTTTAAACATTAACTCAACGTCTATATAACGACAGAGAATTTCGTGGATTTCATCCTCTTGTTGACCGCAGAAAAACAAACCCGCAGTGTCGCCAGTTGTTACGCCTAAGGCGTCTTGAATGTGTCGGCAAGCCTCATGCAAAGCATTTTCTGCAAGCTCTTTAATATCTTGTTTAGTCATAATTTCACCTTAAGTTGTTTAAACGCTCTGCACTTAGCAAAGTCTGACAAATGAAACTCGTGCAATATTTGGTCGGGGCTTTTTTCTGACCAATAATAAAACCCTCGTTTAGCTCGTTTCTTGTGCGTAAATTGCAAATGGTCGAGATCACAAATGCGCTCGTCAAATGATCTGGGCTTGAAGCCACTTGGAGGTTTTCTCATGCTGACACCTCGCTTTTTACTTTAAAAGTCGCATAAAACCAGTTGCAATGTTGCCCACCATATCGAATGGAGTCGTGCCGCATGTGCATGGGCGGTTTATCAGTACCAAGCGGGAAGTAATAACTGTCTACATTATCAAAACCCAACTTGTCCAATGCTTTGCAAAGCTCCCCAAATTTGCCCCTAGCAACAGCAACACAGAGTTGACCAGAGCCACCACTTTGACCAGTTTCGCAGTCAAGGGCAGTTAATGCGCCATACACTTGAAAGCGCACGATTTCAGGTAAGTCATAAAATGAAGTCATGCTGACACCTCGTCATAAATAGCCCATTGAGCCGTGTCGTAACCTTCTAGCCTTGGGATGGCATCGGCAATGATTGCCTCGATAAACTTGGATGCCAGAGAGTCCTCAAACTGTGGATGCTCGCATGATTGATAACGTAAGCACTGAGCCGCTTTAATCGCTTGAATAGCCGTGAGAATGGGTGCGCCTCGGTCGTAGTCAATTTGTGTCGTTTCGCTCTCTGAGTAGCGATAGTTGACGCTCTTCACGTTCTCCTCAAAAAGAATCTGTGCAACGGCTTGTTCATTGCCGAAAGCGTTTAAACGCATTACTGTTGCGCCATAAGAAACGCCCACCTTATGCCTTGAGGCATACCGAACCAGAGCGTTGATGTGTGAATCGGAAACAATAAAAGCTGACATTTTGAACACCTATTAAATGATGCGACATTGCACCGAATAGACCCAACCCGTGAGCCTACTCGTTGGAATTTCACTTAACCAATATATCGAAATAAGCCATTAGACCCACACAGAGGGCAAGCCCCAACCCGATACAAGTCAACAAGTCGTAAATTATGTTTTTCATGGTGATACCTTATAAACGTCAATCATCGTATCTGGGTGAACCCATCGTTGCTTGGATTCGGGCGCATTTTTATGGCACAAATAGACTGTGTTTTCTGATCTCTCTCGCCATGCTGATCCCACCTCATCGTAAAGCGTTGAGCCTTTTTTAAATGTGAATTTCCAATCATTAGGGATTGATCCATTCATCTCAAGGTCGGCAAGGTCAGTGATAGCCATTGAGCAGACTAAATATTTCCAAGTATAAGTTTGCATGATGTTTAAACGCTCTCAGTGAATCTTGTCGCCAAAATAAGAACGATCAGACTCCCCCATAAACCTGAAAAACAGATCAGGGAAAGCCTCCTCAATTCTGGTCTTATTTGTTTTATCTGCCTTTTGCCAAGCCTCTGCCATAGACCCCGCAAAGCCACCGCCACTCTCACGCATAGTCTTTGCCGCATTGTGTAGAGCATTCCATCGGCAAGCCTGAACCATATTTTCAAAATCGAATGTCATTTTTAACGCCTTTCAAATAATGCAACAGTGCATCCAAAGCCACTCTGTCACAGTGGCTCAAGAGAAACTGTTTAAACGCTCTCACCAAGCCACTCGGCTCTCTGCTCTGTCAGTTGATCGAATATTGCTTGGCGTGTGCCTTTGTAGCCCTCTGCCTTGAGGATTGCATAAGCACTGCGACCGCCTTTTTTCATGCCTAACATTTCAAGCCTTAGAGCTTGGCGCAAGGTGAGGATTCGCATTTGTGCAATGTGATCTGGGTTAGTGATTGCTGACATAATTTAAGCCTTTCGATATAGTGCAACAGCGCACAGAAAAGCCCTTTCGAGCTTCCCTCTAAGCTGTTTAAACGCTTTGCATTTCTCCATGATCTGGGCAATGAGGCGCACCCATTTCATTGATCCACTTACCCGCAACCCTTACTGTGTAACCACAATCACGGCAAACACATTTCAACATTCTGGTTGATTGTTTCTTTTGAGCATTTGAGGGGATCAAGTCAGCATGAGGATAAATGCCAAGCCTTTCCAAAACAGGTGAAGCCCAGAGCTTGAATTTCTCACCCGCTACTGTGGCGGTCATTTTGCCCTCTAAGCCGATTGCCAAGGCGGTACGTTTAAACAGTTTGCCATGTCCATCGTTAGGGTGACAAGCGTGGACAAGCTCATGCGCCAAGATGTCTAAAACCCTCATGCTGTCGCTGATCGTTGGAGAAATAAAAATCTCCGCATGGCTATCGGCTGATGCTCTGGCTGACCAACATTCTCCGATTCTGCGATTCTTATTTGAGAGGGCAGATTTTGAAGGGAAGCCACAGCTTGAGCGCACTTCTAAGGGTAGGTCTACCCCATTGGCTTTAAATAGGCTTCTAAGCTCTGTGGTTGCGTTTGCGAGCCATTGTTCTCTGGTATTAGTCATAATCATTCACGCCTTTAATAAAATGTTGATAGAAAGAGAGAGCCTAAAAATCTACCCTCTCACTATATAAGCATAATAGAATCGTGCCAACTCTC